GTTAAATTGGAAAATAAAAAAATAGAAGAAATAAAAAATGCATTAATAGGGGTGAATCAGATAGAGTGGTCTTTAGTAAAATCTTTTATTGATATGTATTTTAGTAAAAAAGCCGCCAAACTTGAAATTGACGACCTAGATAATTTTGATTTGTATATAAAACGAAAATTTTAATTACTAGCAATTTGTATAAAGATTGGATGGATTCTATAGTCAACACCCTTATAGTAAATATGAACATAATCTTGCTGATACATAGTATGTTCTTCTTCTTTATTAGAAGGACTCCATACATCAGCACCTTCTTCCCACCATATGTAAGGCGAAGAATGGTTACTACCCATTTTACATTCTGGGTCATCACATAGATTAACCCAATTACCAGCTAAACAAGCATATATTTTAGTCATAATATCACCAACTTTCATATAAATTTGGAATATATTCCATATTTATATTATACCATGTAGAACGAAGGTGATTAAGTGTTAATAGGCGACAATATAAGTCAAATACTAAGAAAAAGAAATATAAAACCTTATAAATTAGCAAAAGAATTAGGAATAGATGAAAGTGGATTATACAAAATTATAAGAAATGAAAAGAAAAATCCAACCATAAACACTCTAATAAAAATAGCTGATTATTTAGATGTTACATTAGACGAATTAGTTGGAAGATAGAAATTAAATACAGAATATTTTGAAAGTAGGTGTATTGTATGGCAAAAGCAGTAGCTAAAGAACCATTATTTTATAGAGCAAAAGATGTAGCTAAATTTTTAGATATATGCGAAGCAACTGCATACAAAATAATTGCAGAATTAAATGAAGAATTAGAAAAAGAAGGTTTTAAGACTTTTTCTGGCAGGGTATCAGTTGCTTATTTTAAAGAAAGATATTGTTATAAGCCAAGAAAGGGGGTGATTTAGTTGAATGTAAGAGTATTAATAGCTTATATACAGTTTTGTAATGATAAGCAAATAAAAGCAAGTTTTGAAGGTCTTAGAAAATACAACAGAGATATAGAGTTAGTTAACTTGTATTTACCAGCACATTTAAAAATAAAGTAAGCTATAAATAATTAAAGAAAAAGGTGATTAGATGCAAAGAGAGCAGACAACAATACGCCTGCCTAAAGAACTTAAAGAAAAATTAGAAAAGCAGGCGAGTAAAAAAGGAAGAAGTTTTAATAGTATTTTATTAAGCATATTACAAGAATTTATTCAGAATCCAAATGTATAGGACCATGTTCTTTTTCAAACATTTCTATATGTTTAGTGACAAGAAATTCTATTTCTTTGTTAGCTGAACGAGCATTATACTCAGCTATATATTTAAGTTTATCAAGTTTTTCTTTTGGTATTCTAATTGCAAAATGAGGATTTTTATATGTACCCATTTTAGCCATAATATCAACTCCTTTGTGTAGTCTATTTGGCAACAATTATATCACAAAAATAAATACAAAAAAATATATAGGCAACATATAGACAACATAATAATAAAGTGTTATACTTTGTATTAAAGATAGGCAACACATAGATAACAATATAGGAGGAAATTATGTTGGCAAATAGAGTAAGAACTGGATTAAGAATCCCATATGATTTAAATACAAAATTAATATTAATAGCAGAAGAAAGAGGAATGTCAAAAAATTCTTTAATATTACAAATACTTTGGGATTACATAAAAGAAATAGAAAATAAGGAGGTCAAATAATGGTTGAATTGGTAAAAGAATTTGATTTACAAACAATTAAAGTAGGAAATGCAGTAAAAGTAAATTGCAAAAGATTTGGTTTTGAAATTGATTGTATAGTAGTAGTAGCAACAGAAAAAGAATTAAATTTAGCATACTTTGATGAAGGTAGAGGCTGTATGGAGTATCAAGCCTTAATAACAGAAGATATTCAAGATGGTGATTATGAGATTAAAATTTTATCTTAGGAGGAAATAAAATGGTAGGTTTATTTGCAATATGTTTAGCAGGATTATTTCAATAAAAAAAGTGCTGGTCAAAGTAACCAACACATACAAAAAATTCAACTTATTTAGGAGGATACCATAAAATGAATAAAATTTCAAGTCGTAGAAAATATTTAGATGCTTTTATAGTAACTGATACTAAGAACATAGATAAAATTGATTGGCTTAAAAATAGACAATTAGGAATAGGGGGTAGTGATGCATCAGCAGTAGCAGGATTAAATCCCTGGAAAACTTCTGTTCAAGTATATATAGAAAAGAAAGAAGAAATACCAATAGAAACTAAAAGTTTCAGAATGGAATTAGGCAATAGATTAGAAGGATTAGTTGCAGAACTTTTTACAGAAGAAACTGGTCTTAAGGTCCGTAATGTAAATGGAATGTTGAAAAATGAAAAGTATCCTTTTGCAATAGCTAATATAGACAGAGCTATAGTAGGAGAAAAAGCATTTTTAGAATGTAAGACAACAAATAGTTTTTCTATAAAAGAATGGGAAAATGGAGTTCCACTTCATTATGAAATACAATGCTTACACTATATGGCTGTCACAGGAGCTACACATTGTTATATAGCAGCACTTCTTGGAAATGAAAAGTTTGTATGGCACAAGATAAATAGGGATAATGAAGTAATTAAAAATCTAATGAAAATAGAGAGTGAATTTTGGGAAGAAAATGTATTAAAAGACATTTTACCAATTCCTGATGGTTCAGATGCTTATAGTGAGTTTCTGAAAACAAGGTATAAAAACTCAGTAAAAGAGAAAATAGAACTAAATCTACTTGAAGATGGTATATCAAAGTTAAAAAGATATGATGATATAGTTTTACAAATGAAAGAACTAAAAGGAGAGAAACAGCTAATAGAACAAGAAATACAAAGTGAAATGAGAGAGTTTGAGTTAGCTACATTAGGCGGAAGAATAATAACTTGGAAAGGAGCTACTAAAAGGTCCATTGATACCAAGAGATTAAGAGAAGAAATGCCTGATATAGCAGAAAAATATACAAATATAAGTTCATACAGAACATTCAAAATAAAATAGGGGGTAATATATATGGCTAGTGAAAAAGCAAAAGGAGCATTAGAAAAGAAAGTTTCAGGAGCAAATACAGTCAAGGTAAGTCCAAGTAAAGGTATGGAGCAACTTATGAATAAAATGGCAAGTCAGATAAAAAAAGCTTTACCTAGTATGGTTTCAAGCGAGAGATTTCAAAGAGTTGCCCTAACAGCTTTTAGTAATAATCCAAGGTTACAATCATGTGAACCTATGAGTTTTATAGCAGCAATGATGGAATCAGCTCAATTAGGTCTTGAGCCTAATACGCCTTTAGGTCAAGCATATTTGATACCATATGGAAATAAAGTGCAATTCCAAATTGGGTATAAAGGACTTTTAGAATTAGCACAAAGAAGTGGAAAGATAAAAACTATATATGCTCATAAAATAAGAGAAAACGATAAATTTGAGATTAAATATGGGCTTCATCAAGACTTAGTTCATGAACCTAAATTAAATGGTGATAGAGGGGAAATAATTGGATATTATGCAGTATATCATTTGGATACAGGAGGACATAGTTTTTCTTTTATGACTAAAGAGGAAATTATAGAATTTGCAAAGAGTAAAAGTAAAAGTTATAGTAGTGGACCATGGCAAACAGATTTTGATTCAATGGCTAAAAAGACAGTTATAAAACAGTTATTAAAATATGCACCACTTAGTATAGAATTACAAAAAGCTATGGTAGGTGATGAAACAATAAAATCTGAAATAGATGAAGATATGAGCATGGTCGTAGATGAAAGCGAAAGTTTAGAAGTTGATTTCGAAGTAAAAGAAAATATGGATGGTAAAGTTAGTGTGGAAGAAGCTATAAATGTTGATTAAGTAGGTGAGGCACCTTGAATGAAGATAAGTCAGTTATAGAGAAATTAAATATATTAAGTGGTGGATACGGTCTTATGCCAAGAATAATAGCAAGAGATAGGTGGTTGACAGTTGGCGCTAGAATGCTGTATTCATATCTAACTAGTTTTGCAGGGAATGATGGAACATGTTTTCCATCTAGGGATTTAATTTGTTATGAACTAGATATATCAAAAGACACATTTACAAAGTACAAAAAAGAGCTAGAGATGAGTGGCTATATAAGGGTTCATAAGAATAAATCCAAACAAGGCAAGATGCAAAACAATATATATGAAATAGTATTTGATAGAACTTATATAGATGAATGTATTTCTAAGAGAGGTTTAAAAGAGGAGAAAAAGAAGAAAAAGCCATGTACTAAAAAGCAAGACACGGAACCGTATCCTAAAAATGTAGACATGGAACCATGTCCTACTTTTCCGGACACGACTCAGCCGGACACGGAAAATATGGACACTAATAGTAACAGTATTAATAGTAACAGTATTAATAATATGTATATAGGAAAGCAACCTGTGGATAACTTTTTAAAAGAATTTAAGAAGCTGTATGAAGAAAATATAGGAGTAATATATCCAGTTACAGCTGAATGGTTATTAGAAGTATCTAATGAAGTAGATATAAGAGTATTTAAAAGAGCTATAGAGATATGTGCTGAAAGAATGAATATGAATTTATCATACTTAAAAGGAATCCTTAAAAAGTGGAAGGATGCAAATATAACTACATATGAACAATTAGAGTCATATAAATTACAACATGAAAATAAAAAGTCAAAAAAACCTAATAGTGTAGTAAGCAAAAATAAGTTTGCTAATTTTGAACAAACATTTACTCAATACAGTAACAAAGAATTAGATGAAATTATAAAGAAAAGCCAAAAGGCTAAATTTAAATAATATTGATGGAGGTATTAAAATGAATCAAGTTGTATTAGTTGGAAGATTAACTAGAGACCCAGAACTCAAATACATACCAGGAACAGGTACAGCAGTAGCATCATTTACAATAGCTGTAGACAGAAATTATATAAATAAAGAAGGAAAAAGGGATACTGATTTTATACCAATAGAAGTAATAGGTAAATCAGCTGAATACTGTGCAAATTACATAACAAAAGGGAAGCTAGTAGCATTAGAAGGGAATATAAGAGTTGACAATTATCAAACTCAATCAGGTGAAAAAAGAACATTTACAAAAGTCAGTACAAAATCAGTACAATCATTAGAAAGCAAGAGTAAATCGAGTAATTCATATAAAGAGAGTGTACAAGATGGAACCATAGGACTAGACCCTCAAGGATTTGAAATTATAGATGATGATGAGTTACCATTTTAATCTGAAAAATTAAATATGAGGTGAAATAAATGTTTAAAGTAGAAAGGTATTTTAGTGGCTCAGTAGTGGACAACCTTATTGAAGATGACCTTACATGTAGAAACTACTTAGCATTATATTGTTGTTTGTTGGGAATTACAAAAAATGGAAAAAAGATATATCCTAAGCCAGAAAAAATGTTAGCTGAGTTTGGAGTAAAGAAGGACAGAAAAATAAAAAAAGAGTTACCAGTAAGAATTAGAAATGTTAATACAGGGGAAGTAAAAGAATTTGAGTCTATAGATGGTGCAGCCTGTTTTTTAAGGTTAAAATATCAAGCAGTTTATCAAGCTATTAAAAAGAAAACTAAAACAAGAAGTGGCTGGAAAGTTGAATATATTAAGGAGGAATAATGGAAGTTTCAAGGACAGAATATACAATTAAAAGGGCAAAAGAGTTATATGACAATGGAGAGGATATATTTATTGCTATAGATAAGGCTAGAGAAGAATATGAGGAGATGATTAAAAGTGAATATCTTAGCTAGTGTGATATTAGTAATAGGAAGTTTTATAGCTGGTAGAGTTTATGAGTATAGATTGAATCTAAAAGAGTGTGAAAATTGTAATAACAAATATCCTGAAAAATGAGAAAGAAGTGGTTTTATGAATAAAAGAATAATTTGCAATTGGTGTGGTAAATTATTTTACATCCCAAAACAGTCTAAAAAAATTTACTGTTGTAAAAGATGTGAGAGAAAGGCTAATAAAAGCAATAGAGAACAGCAAAATTAATTTTAAACAATAAAACTATGGAGGAATAGCAATGAATAAGTTTCAAAAAGCAGTTTCTCAAATGGTGAAGCAAGAGGAAAAAGAAAACTTGTTGCAAGGATATGAGAATTGTATAGTAGGTAGAAGTATATCAAGTTCCATAAGAAGATATGTAAAAGGGTTTGAAAAGTTTGGATATAGTGTACATGAGGTTTATGAATTTATAAACGATATTAATAAGTATGAGTAACTTTAAGTGATAAAGGAAGTATTTGATTGAGTAAATACAATAATAAGAAAATTGTAATAGATGGAATTAAATTTGATAGTAAAGATGAGTCAGAGTATTATTTATATTTAAAAGAAAAAAAGGAAAATGGAGAAATAAAAGACTTTGGACTTCAACAAAAGTTTGAACTACAACCTAAATTTAAAAAAGATGGGAAAAGCTACAGAGCTATTACATATACAGTTGATTTTGCCATATACAAATGGAATGGTGAAGTCGTTTATATAGATGTGAAAGGGTATAGTACACAGCAGGGTGAACTTAGAAAAAAGCTTTTTGACTATAAATATCAGGACAAAAAATTGATATGGATTGCTAAAAGCAAAAAATATGGGGTAGACGGTTGGATAGAATATAGTGAACTTAAGAAAAAGAGAAAAGAAAATAAGAAAAAGGTAGCTTAAATAAATAGGAGTGATGTTATGGCAAGTAAAGTTAAAAAGGAGTTTTTTATGGCAACTAAAAAACACCTTGAGAACTACAAACAACTACATATTAATATTGAAAGTCTAAAACTTCAAATAAAAAATCTTAAAGAGTTCCATTTAGGTGATTTTATGCAAGGTTTAAGCTATGACAGCATTCCCATAAGTAAGACTAATTCAATAAGTAATCAAGTTGAAAATGAGTTAATTAATCTTGAAGAAAAGATAATAGAAAAGCAGATAGAATTATATGAAATGGAAGCACTAAAATATACAATAGATGTATCCATAAGCAATTTAAAACCTATACATAAACAAATTATAAGGTATAGGTATATTGAAGGCTTAGAATGGAGTTTAATAGTTGATAAAGTATACTTAGAAGAAAGACAATTAAGAGAAAGAGCTAATCAAGCCATTAGTTCAATATCAATAGCCTTGTTTGGAAAGAAAGCACTAATAGAGCAAGAACCATTATTTAAGATGTTAGATTTATAGGCAGTGAATAGCTGTCTATTTTTTTTACTAAAAAAAGGGAAAAAGGTATTGATTATATCGGTACGACATGATATAATATAAATATAGAAAGGAGGTGAAAGAAGTGGTCAAAAAAATAAAAGAGTTCGGCAAAGTTGTCAAAGCCCTTACCGAACTTGCTCTTGAAATAGGTACACTAATAGCCGTTATAAAAATGGTATTAGATAGCCTATAAGACTTTAGAAGGGGAGTCAGCACCTTCCCTTCTAATTAAATAATAATACATGACCACTCAAAATACAATGGGAAAATATAAGGAATTAATTACAGAATTAGGGAAATTAAGTTTTGGTATAGTTAAATTAATTGGTGCAATAGCATTATTAATATTTGCTATAAAATATTTATTTTCCTAGAGGGAGAGAAAGAAATGGAAAAAAGAATATTGAAAGTACTCTTATCAAAAAGTGGCTCTGGTTCACTAAGTCCTAAAATAAGTCTACCTGCAACATGGATTAAAGAAATGAATATAACACAAGAAGAGAGAGAAGTTGAAGTTTATTTTGAAAATAATGAAATTAGGATTAAAAAGAAAGACCTAGATTAAATTCTAGGTCTTTTTATTGCCGTTTTTCTGCCGATTTTACAATTTAAAGTGTGAGATAATAGTATTGTGGAAATGAATATTTCTCTCTCAAAACTAAATATATGTGGGCTAGGTAAAGGGATTCACCTAGCTTATATGAACAGACTAGGCAGGGCGTGAGGACGCTGTTAGTTCAATTCTAACTATGTTCAATCTTTAGTTTTTCTATTTCAATTAATCTACGGATACACTAAAAAATAGTATTTGAATTGAGATTAAAATCTCATACAGTTTTGTATCTTAATTCAGAGTCTAAACCGAGTGGGGCTTGGTAACCTCACTCACCATGCAGGTACTGGTGTTTAATCTAAGTTCGATTCTTAGAACTTGCGACATAATATATGTATCTCCCTATTTAAAAAGGCTAAGTGAGGGTAAGCTTAGTCTTTTAATTTAAAAAAAAAAGAAATTTTTATTGTCATAATACTATTTGCTTAGGTATATTATAATGTGCATACTTAAAATTAAATACTTAGCAAGCATTTGAATTAATATACATAAAATATATGACATAATTTTTTATAGTGTAAGTTATTTAAATTAATATAAATAACAGTAATTTTATTATAGAAAATGTATATATTGTGAATAATAATAATAATAAAATCTTGTACAAAATGCCAACTGATAATTCCTCGAAATGTATTGTGTATTTAACGTTACGATTGTATAATTAACTTATAATAGTGATATGGAAGGTGGTACTTATGGCTACAAAAAGTATTTTAAAAAATGTAGATGTAAGAAAAAAGGCATTTGGAAGAAATCTAGTATCAGCTCTAGAAAATGCTAAAAATAAACAAGAAAAAGAAGTTGTATTAAGTAAAAAATGTTCAGAAGTACCAAAAGATAAAATAAAGGATATATTCGGGAGATTTTAATGAGTGGCTATTTAATTGTAAACTTAAGTAATATGCTGGGAGAACTGGAGGAAGAAGAAGTTAAAAAAATTCTCTCCAGTTTTTCTTGTCCTCTTAATAAAGATGTAGAAGACTTTTTAAAAAACAAAGCTATTGAATTTTCTAAACAGGGTTTAGCTAGTACACATTTAGTATTAACTTCTTATAAAGGCAAGCCTGTTATAGTTGGATATTTCACTCTAGCTAATAAGTATTTTACAATAAAAAGAAAAACATTAACAAACTCTTTAGCTAGAAAAGTAGTAAAGTTTGGACAATATAATGAAGAACTAAGAAGATATATTATTGGAGCACCTTTGATAGGACAAATAGGAAAAAATTATTCAAATAATTATAATAAATTAATTAAAGGTGATGAACTTCTAAAAATTGCATGTGACAAGATAAAAGCAGTGCAGTTAGATATGGGTGGGAAAATAGTATATCTTGAATGTGAAGACAAACCTAAGTTAATTGAATTTTATAAGGATAATGGATTTGTAGATTTTGGTAAAAGAAGTCTTGATAAAGATGAAACAGATTCATTGGATGGGGACTATCTAGTCCAAATGTTAAAATATCTAAAAAAATAAAAGTACATAAAATCTAAAATGACTATCTTGATGGATGGTCTTTTTTTATACAATAAATTAAAAGGAGAATTATAGAATGAAAAAGATAACTAAACTTATATTATGTTCTTTGCTAGTAATCAGTATAGCGAGTCCATTACAAGTTGAAGCTAAAACTACTCATCATTCCAGTTCGCATGTTTCTATTCATAAGAGTAGTACAAAATCTAAAAGTAGTAGACCTAAAATTACTAAAACTAAAAAAGCTACTAAAACATATAGAACTAACAAATCTATCAAAAAGAAAATAAAACTTAAAAAACAAGTAAACAAAAAAACTCAAGTTCCAAATAAACAAGCTGCTAGAAAAGACAAAAAAACAACTACATATAATTATTACAATAGCTATAACTCAAATAGATACTATACTACTTCAAGTAGCGGGTTAAGTTTCTGGGATTGCTATATGTTAGGTCATTTATTCAATAACAACAATAAAGTTTCAGAGCAAGATATAGCTAGAGAGTTGCAAAAACAAGGTTATAGTAAACAGGAAACTGATAATATATTAAGAAAAGCAAATCAAAATCAAGCTAAAAAAGAAGAAAAGAAAAAAAGAGTGATGATGTTAATATTCTCTGTATTAGGAGCATTGTTCATTATAGGTTTAGGGCTAATAATATTTATCAAAAGGGAATCAAAAGGTTGCAATAAATCAATGTAATTTAATTAGATACATAGACTCTAACAAGAGTTCTTTTTTATTCCCAAAACGACAAACAAACGAGGTGGTGGTATGAATGAAAAGGCAGATTTAGCCCATGAAGATTACTTAAAAGGGCTTAAGTACAAGGAAATAGCTGAAAAGCATAATGTAAGTTTATCGACTGTAAAATCATGGGCAACTAGATACTGGAAACAAAAAGGTTGCAACCAATCAAAAAAAGTTGCAACCAAAAAGAGAGGTGCACCCATAGGTAATAAAAATGCTACTGGTCCACCAGGTAATAAAAATGCTGAAAAGTTTGGTTTCTTCTCAAAGTATCTACCTGAAGAAACTAGGGAATTGATGCAAGAAATATCTATAAAAGATAAATTCGATATTCTTTGGGAACAGATAACAATTCAATATGCAGCAATAATAAGAGCACAAAAGATAATGTATGTTAAAGACAAGGAAGAAATGATTAAAGAATTAAAGAAACATGAAAGTACAGAAAATGGAGAGAAGATAGAGTATGAATTTCAATTTGCATGGGATAGGCAAGCATCTTTTCTTAATGCACAGAGTAGAGCTATGAGTGAATTAAGAAGTTTAATTAAACAGTATGATGAAATGATTCATAAGGATTGGAATTTGGCTACAGAGGAGCAGAAAACAAGAGTTGAGAAGTTGAAATGTGAAGTTGATAACCTAAGTAAAGATGACATTGGAGATGATGAGTTGAAAATAAGTGTAGATTATGGTGATAGAAATGATAGTTAGAGTAAATTTTAATCCAGATTTCAAGGAAGCCAATTTTACTAAAAAAAGATACAGAGCAATGAAAGGTTCAGCAGGGAGTGGAAAATCTGTTAATGTAGCACAAGACTATATACTAAAGTTAGGAGATAAGAAGTATCAAGGAGCTAATCTATTAGTAGTTAGAAAGTCAGAAGCTACACATAAGTATTCAACGTATGCAGAGCTTACAGGAGCTATAAATCGTATTTATGGTAAACAAGCTGATAAGTATTGGAAAACTACTTTAAATCCTTTAGAAATTAAGAGTAAAGTTACTGGTAACTCTATAATTTTCAGAGGAGTTAATGATGCAAAACAAAGAGAAAAATTAAAATCAATTAACTTCTCGAAAGGAAAATTAACATGGGTTTGGTGTGAAGAAGCTACAGAACTTATGGAAAGTGACATAGATATACTAGACGACCGTTTAAGAGGTATTTTAACTAATCCTAACCTATACTATCAAATGACATTTACATTTAATCCAGTCTCATCTACTCATTGGATAAAAAGAAAGTATTTTGACTATAAAAATGATGATATATTTACTCATCATAGTACTTATCTACAAAATAGATTCATAGATGAGGCTTACTACAGAAGAATGCAAATGAGAAAAGAGCAAGACCCCGAAGGGTACAAAGTCTATGGTCTTGGAGAATGGGGAGAAACTGGTGGAGCAATACTTAAAAACTATGTTATACATGAATTTCCTACGGAATTTGAATACTTTGATAATATGAGACTGTCACAAGACTTTGGCTTTAATCATGCAAATGTAGTACTCAGAATTGGTTTTAAGGATGGAGAGTTATATATATGTAATGAAATATATGTACATGAAATGGATACATCTGAAATAATAAAGATTGCAAACAGTAAAGGTTTAGAAAAGAATATATTTATGTACTGTGATAGTGCTGAACCAGATAGAATTAAGATGTGGAAGAGTGCAGGATATAAAGCTAAAGGAGTTAAAAAAGGACCAGGAAGTGTTAAAGCTCAAATAGATTATTTGAAACAATTAAGAATACATGTACATCCTAGTTGCACTAATACCATAAAAGAAATACAACAATGGAAATGGAAACAAGATGAAAGAACTGGATTATATCTTGATGAACCAGTTGAGTTTATGGATGATGCAATGGCTGCTCTTAGATATTCTATAGATAATAAGCTTAAAAATAATGGAATAAGCTTCTTAAAGTAAAGGAGGCGTTAAATATTTATATAAGTGAAACAGAT